ATGGAGCAGTCACATCTCATTTCACGGCAAATTTTCGAGCCAAAAAAAACCCCTATGGGATCCGAAATATTGCGTTATGCAAGACAATTGCGAGGTTTGACGCAAGCAGAATCAGCCGCCCACTACGGTATTGAAGAACGAACACTAAGGCGCTGGGAAAATAGAGAGTACAGCCCAAAGTGGAATGATGTTATCGGGCTTGTAGAAGATGTCTATGCACTCAATATTTTAGAACTAATAGGGAAAATTCATGCAAACAACTTTGACAACAATTAAAGAAATTCGTCACTCATTAAAGCGCTGGGGGACGTTTTGGAAACTGAGGGAATGTGGGAAAGGGTTTAACAAACAAAATATGTCCTTTGTTCAATCCCCCAAGCAATCTAGCCACAATGCCAGCGATTCAATTTATGAACCTGAGTTTATTGCGACTATCACAGCTCAAATCCAACGTTTAGAACCTAAGTGTATACAAGCATTACGCGCGAAATATGTCGCGGCATTACCTTATGCGCTTGCCATAAACCAGTATGGATTTGAAAACAAGAAAAGTGCTGATTACTGGCTGCACAAGGCGGAAAGGACCCTTATGACACAACTAAGCTAGGAGAAGTAACTTGTCACTAATGAACATAGTTGAGCAATTAAAGAAACATGAAGGATATCGGCGATATCCGTATTACTGTACTGAAGGGAGGTTAACCATTGGCTTTGGCCGAAACTTAGATGATGCCGGAGTCGATGAATTTGAGGCGGAACAGCTATTAGCCAATGACATTGAAAATGCGCGGGCGGCGGTGCGCAGGCGCATCAGCCTGCAACATTGCAACGAACCACAGCAAGCTGTTTTAGTAAATATGGCGTTTAATCTTGGTATTACTGGATTACTCGGATTCAAAAAGATGATCCAAGCCGTTGAGTCTGGAGATTTCCAGCAAGCGGCGCTTGAAATGTTAAACAGTCGATGGGCAAATCAAGTGCCAGTTCGAGCCCAAGAATTGGCGAAACAAATGCTGTCTGGGGAATGGCAATCATGAGTCTGCTGGGGGATTTTTTCTCAGCGCAAACGGTTGCGCCTATCGAGGCGGTTGGCAAAATTTTGGATGAGCTTTTTACAAGCGATGAAGAAATGCTGCAACAAGAAACCTTGAAAGCGCGCATGGTCGCTAAACAAGCGCAAATTCAAGCCGAGATTAATAAGGTGCAAGCCGCTCATCGGAGTGTGTTTGTAGCTGGCGCAAGACCTTTCTTAATGTGGGTTTGTGGCTTCGGCTTCTTGTTTGCTTTTGTGATTAATCCAATTTTGCAGTGGTTGTGGCCGGAACATGGTACGCCGGTGTTGCCTCTGGATGTCATGATGGAATTAACGTTGGGTATGTTAGGACTTGCGGGCTTACGTACCGTGGAAAAAATCAAAGGAGTTTCTAAGTGACTCAGCCAGATCAGTGGCAAATGAAAAAGGAACTCAATTTAGCCCATGTATTAACTACACTTGCGTTGCTCGTGTCAGGGATTTTATACATCAACGACCTTGATAAGCGCATTATTACGAATACTCAAGAGTTGAATCATATCAAGCAAATTCGCAATGAAGATCAGAAACGGATTGAAAAACGGCTTGATTCAATAGAGAAAAAACTTGATGCCTTGTTGAGCGTAAATCGCCCCCTTTCTTGACTTCGCTTTACCTTCTTATAAGGAGATAATTTTGAACAATGCTATTGAATTGGCAGGGTTGGCTGCGCCTGACATTATTGAACCGCTGAACTATCAGCAAATTTACGAACAGATGCAGCAAACTTTACAAACTGAGATACCAGATTTCACGTCGCTGCCATCCGATCCAGTCAATAAACTGCTCGAGTTAACGGCGTATCGTGAACTCTTGCTTCGTCAACGCGTAAATGATGCAGCTCGGTCTGTTATGTTGGCATTTGCTCAAGGTAAAGACCTCGATCATTTAGGCGCGTTATTTGGTGTGGCACGTAAAAGCGAAGAGGGTGACGAGAGATATCGAGAGCGTATACCTTTGTCGTTAGAGAGCTACAGTATGGCTGGGACGATGGGGGCTTATCAATATCAAACACTAAGTGCATCGAAACAGGTGAAAGATGTTTTTGTCGACTCCACCAAACCCGGTATTGTGGATGTTCATGTGCTTGCTGAACAAGATTCAAACGGCCCTGCCGTAAAAGGGGTGGTTGAAGCGCACCTCAATGATGAAGATATACGTCCACTGACGGATAAAGTCATTGTTCATCTTGTTGAGCCGACTCGTTACAGCATTGAGGCGCGAATATTTTTCAATGTTGGGGTGAGCACAGAGCCCGTAAAGCTCGCAATACACAAAGCATTGGACACCTTTATTCGCGAGCACTTTCGTTTGGGTAAAGAGCTGCCGTATTCCGGGATCATTGATGCACTACATCAACCAGGAGTAAGGAAGGTAACGTTAATTTCACCGACTAAAGACTTCCAGGCACAGAGCACACAAGCTTATTTGTGCGGACAACCAATATTGAGTTATCCAGAGGAATAGAGCAAATGACGGACCATACCAAACTCTTACCCAGCAACTACACGATGTTAGAACATCAATTTGTTGAGGCAATTGATACCTTACCTGAACGTTTATCTGTTACACCGACTATTCCAGAACACATTGGCAAACAGTGGGATCCTGAAACTTGCCCAGAAACACTGCTGCCTTGGCTCGCGTGGTCACTGTCTGTCGATGATTGGGATGAGAAATGGCCAATTGCGACCAAACGTGCGCTTATTGCGCGTTCGGTTGAAATTCACAAACACAAAGGCACAGTCGGTGCGGTAAAGCGCGCGTTGTCGTCTTTAGGGGTCAAAGTTGAGTTTTTCGAGTGGTTTCAAGACGTCGGAGAATTGGCATTAGCGCCACATCATTCAGGTGAACCCAATACCTTCACGTTTATTGCCTGGGCGAATGATGTACCTTTTACCAGTGAAGCGGTGGTATTGAGTCAATCGGTTTACGACGCGATTTTTCGTGTAACGAATCAAACCAAGCCACAGCGTGCACATTTTAAATTCCTAGTCGGTGCTAAACTTGATTTAGGTGTGCAAGTGGCCTCGACGTCAAGCGGGATGCAAGTAGGTCGATTAACTTACCAAACGCAACCAGTTAACGCTGCGACAAGTGAAATGACCATCGGCGTTACTGTCGTCGATAGTCAGCGTATGGCGGTTAAACGGCAGTACGGGCAAACCCAAGCAGTAAACAGCTACAGCCGTTCTGACGTTGGGCTTGCTGTCGTTTTCCATAATCGACGTCAACAGGTCGGTCGCTACTATTTCAGTAATGACCAAAAGTTGCCTAGTGGCTGTTACTACTGGGATGCAAATCCCGCATTAGCAATACATCTATCGAACCGACGTTTCTCTGTTGGTCGTTTTTATCTTCATACCTGACCTTAGCGTAGCTCTACGCTGAGATAACTGTCTTTTCACTGCCAACGGGATATTACAACGCCCGCGCCAAAGCGCAGCCTGATCTTACGCGTTTCGCTAATTCCCTGTTGCTGAAGAGATCCATTAAAAACCAAAAACTCATTACTCTAAAGCAATAAGCCTTTGGTGTGGCGTAATTGAATATGCACATTTGTGACAATAGGTTAATGCGTTAGGCGAGATGATTTGTTTTGGTTAAATCATAACTTAAGGAGAATTGTGCGGTGAGCACCATCTTAAGGCCGACCATTACGATGGCGGGATTGGAAGCTGTGTTTAATGCACAGAAAAACGGTTTCCAAGCCAAAATTAGTAAAGTAGGGCTTGGTACTGGCAACTACACGCCAGATCAAAGTCGTACACGCTTAGAAAAAGAAGTGCATAAAGTGTTGGTCGCGAGCGGCCAAGACAAAGGCAATGCTCAAATTCATATGAGTGTGATTGACGACACTAATCACAATTTCTGGGTAAACGAAGTTGGCTTTTTTATCGAGAAAGAAGAAAACGGTAAAAAGGTCGATGTGCTTTTTGCTGTGTATTCTCATCCAGATAAGCCTATTGCGTACAAGTCAGCGGAAGTCGATTTGCTTTTAGCATTTGACTTGGTATTGACGGGCGTTCCCGCTGATGCAATCACCATTGTAGACAGTGGTGTTGATTTAAATATTCTCATTGCACCTGAGCTTGCCAAAGTCGGTGCAGCGCAAATTAGCAATATGTATCGTCATTTAAAACAGAAATTTGAACTGATGGATAAAGGGATATTGTAGGAGTAACGCATGGCATTAGAACAAGATATTGGGGCACTGATTGCCTCGACCAATCAATTGACTGCGGTCGTTGATAACAAAGCGCAAGCTTTAGATAAACAAATGGCGGCACTTGATGCTCGCGTAGCAAAGAAAGAACAGGAAGTAGATAAATTTCTGCAAGAAGCACTGCCTGAAACTCGCTATGTACAAGATATTTTTATAGGCGGTTCAAAAGACTATTTGTATCCTGTTTGGTGGACATTTCCTGCAAATAGTCATGGTGTTGGCCAGATTACAATCTCTCGAGAATATCATTGGAACGGTGGTGTTGGGGAACGACCGCTGAATACCTCTTCGGTACATCAAGCTGCTTTATTGCTTGAGTTAGAGGGAAATGCTTGCCAATGGTCGGGAGATGCTAACTTTATGAACATCAAGCGTTTTAGTGAGCGTTATACGAACACGGCAAGCCATGTTCATTTTATGATGCAATGTAAAGCTGAAAAAGTTGACCCTAATAGAGATTTATATGGTGGCGGGGCAGATGGCTCAGTCGGTCCTTGGTCTTATATTTCTAGTGGTCTTTATTTAAGGGGTGGCGGCTTAAAATATCGCATCACCAAAAACTGGAAAGGCGACGTTAATTATTTTGATGGCAGCTCGATGGAGCGGAAATCAATTTATGAGTATAACGTTCCTAATGCTACTTCAACAGTGCGTTGGTTCGTTGAACCTATTCCATTTACAGAACGCAAAGCGCCTATTGCAAACATCATCCCTTATGTAAATCACCCTTATACGCCACCTGCAACGGCTTAATCATTAAGGAATATTATGCTAATTGAAAAACTAAAAGTAGGTCAAAGTGAATTGATTAACGTGCCAGCGTATGAAAAAACTTTACTTGATTTAGGAGTCTCAAAGATGGATATCGCTGCGCTGATTGCCGATGCAAAAAAAGCACAGCTCACCACACAGTGTCAAAGTGCGAGAAGCTATGCCTACCACAACAGCTCAGATGGTTTGGCGTTTGATTACCTCGCAGCAGCCGCTGAGTTTGGCGAAAGCAGTGAACAGGCATCACACGCTAAACAAGCTTGGCTGCAAGCACGTCAAAGCATAAAAGCGCTTTACCCAAAACCAGAGTAATTTAAGTAACCCGGACCAAACTTTATTTCTGTTAAACGAATATATCCTCTCGTAAAGAAATAAAGGAGTAGCCTGAGTTTTACTCTCATCGCAACAAAGCCCACCAAATGGTGGGTTTTTTGTTGTCTACAACACACAAACTCAACGCAGTATCTGAGTTTTTTATATATGGAGAAAATCATGGCATTAGAACAAGATATTGCCGATTTAATTAAGTCAGCGGATCGCCTGACCGATACCGTTGATCATAAAATTCAAAGTATTCAAGCTGAACTCAACGCCAAAAAAGCGGAAATTGACAGTCGCTTGACAGCAAAAGAGCAAGCAGTTGAGGGCTATATATTGAATGCTCGAAATGAGCAAGGATTCGAAGTCCAAAATTATAACCATGATTTTATAGATCTTTACGACCGTGGAGACATAAAACTGCCCGTTGGCATGGGTTTACATGCGGATAATCCACTTAATGACTATTTTGACATTGAAATCATTCCTGTAACTTCGGGAGCTGAACCAGATAAGCGTCACGATGTTGCACAAGAGTTATTAACTGCAATGAACATAGGTCGAGGCACACAGCACTTTAGTGGTTCATTTAATATCTTACATTTAAAACACAAAGCAAATATGCCTTTACCAACCAAATGGGTTTTCTTTATACCGCAGCAACATGTAAAAACAGGTCAAGGTGCTTCTTTCTTATGCTGGGCAAAAGGCAAGGGATTCAATTGGCAAATGGATACTAACATGCAATGGAAACAAGTGGTTTATGCATGGCGCCCGTCTGCAAATCCAGGAACTTACGTGCACATCGATGTATATATGCATGAAGTTGGTGGAGAACTCTATTTAGCATTACCGACAATTGTGACCGGTGTTTGGCCTGAAGGTCGTGTTCTTGGCAATTTATATAGTCAAAAGAATGAAATGTATCGAAAAGGTGCAGCATGGTTTGATGTCAGTTTATTTGATGCGTTTCATGATGGAAACACCGCTACAGGCGGTGATCCTGCGAATGATAGAGTTTAGGAGGAACAGTAATGTCAATTTTAGTGATCACACAATCTGGAATTAATTCAATCGAATATGCGAAATGGGACAACAATATATCATCGGCACGAAGGAAAGAGTTAGACCCACTGGTATTGGAACTACAACGAAAAATTGCAGGTGAATATTCAGTTGAAGAAGTAGATGCCGCTCGTTTGAGTGTTGCGTCTAAAGACAAAGAAATTAAAGAACGATTCCCAAAACCAGAATAATAAAAACACTTTGACTCAGGCCTGATATTTCAGGCCTTTTTTATATATGGAGAAAAATAATGGCACTAGAACAAGATATTGCCAATTTAATCGATGCATCAAATAACCTAACGACGATTGTCGATAATAAAATTCAAAGTATTGATGCGCGTGTATTGGAAGCTAGAAAACAAGTTGATGGCTACATTAATCAAGTGAATGGCTTTATAAACACAAACCGTGCAAAACAAGCGCATATACGTTTAACGGCTAACCAAGCGTTAATCCCGAATCCTGAGAAAACCTTCCCACTTCATTGGAGTAGTGGGTATGTAAAATCCGCAAAGCTGATCGAAACAGTGAGTACAGGAGTGGAAACAGCAGAACGTTCACCGCTTGCGAGAGAGTTCTTGCGAGCCATCAACAGTGATACCAAGTATTTTGCAGGCTCGTTCCATATTTGGGAGCTTGAATACTCACCAAATCGAGGTGGTGAGCAAAAAGAATTAGATGCCTACTTAATGTATCAATACTTTCGGATCCCTACGCACGTTACGGTAGGAGCTATCGTTAAACATATCAAAGGTGTTGTCCCTCGGTATTTTTGGTGTGAAGGGTTAAAGGCAAATGAAGAAGCAAAGCTATGTGGCATGTACATCGGTGTAAGTACACGTAATTCATACAGTCATTGCCACCCCTATGTGTCAGGCAAAGGCTTACCGGAAATGGAAACTGGTATTATCCAAGTTGCGTTGCCTGCGGTCGTTATGGGAGATATACCATTGGACAGTAAATCGTGGGGCCAATTTGCCTATTTGGGCAGCGCCGATCTTGCTGCATTTGATTAATAAGGAATATAGAAATGGCAAAACTAATCGTAAATGGCACTGTCGTAGAGCATTTTTTCGATGCTAATACACCGTATTCGGCCGTATCACAGCTTGTGTCTGAGCAGTATGGTGAAACTGCTCATTTTGAAATTGAGTTATCAGAAACTGAACGGAAACAGCAACATCGAGCCAGCATTCGTCAGCAAGTCAGCTCTGAAGTCGCAGACAGCGACTCTTTGCTTGGCACCACTTCTGACACGGTACACTTACTGTTGAATGAACTAAGTGGCTTCATCAATAAACTTGCCACGGCGCAAAGTTTGGCGGAAATGCGCGCGTCCGCAACCGGTTTGCAAATGGCGATTGGTCATATTGAAGCGAAAGTCACCTCTGGCGAACTGCAATTTCCGTATCAAACGAAGGGATTGGACACGGTCAATGCTGAAATCACCGCACGAGCAACAGGCGTAAACACTATCCTAACCTCTGTTCTGTAGCACGTTTAAAAGAAAGGGCGGACTTATGGGCCGCCCTAACCAACCTATTCCTAACCTCTTTTGTCCCACTTCAATTTTTTGCTGCTTGATTGGAATCACTATGTCTACTCAGTTACTCGATTTAGCAAAATTACCTGCACCTGACCTTCTGGAAACACTCGATTTTGAGACGTTAGTACAAACCTTAAAATCTCACCTTATTGATCAACACGCAGAATTGGCAGAAGCACTGTCGCTTGAGTCCGAACCTTTAACTCAGCTTATTAACTCGTTTGCCTACCAGAACCTGTTATTGCGCAGTCGTATCAATCATGTCGCAAAAGCCAATTTATTAGCAACAGCACAACAGGCTGATCTAGACCATATTGCGGCGCGCTATGGTGTGCAACGATTGGAAGAAGAAAGTGACCAACGACTTAGAGTGAGAACTCAAAAAGCCTATCACAGCTTGAATACAGCGGGGACGGAAGAAAGTTACACCTACCATACTCTGTCTGCCGATGCTCGGGTTAAAGACGTGCATGTTGCAAGTCCATCCCCTTGTCATATTCAACTCACGATCTTAAGTAACGAATCAGAAAATGGGATTCCAAGTGAGTCGCTGCTCAATAAGCTGGCAGTCACGTTTGGTTTAACCTCAGCGAATCAATCACAGGTTTCCGAGTTATTGCAAACTCAAAAAATCCGTCCAATCGGCGATTGGGTCGAAATTCTTCCGGCGAAAACAAAAAATTATTCAATCAATGCCAAAGTAAAATTAGAACTCGGGCCTGGTCGAGAAGCCGCTAAACAGCAAGTATTATCGTCTGTAAAGGCCTACTTGCAAGAACGCCACGCACTGGGTAAAGCGATTAAACGTTCAGCACTTTTTGCGGTTTTACATCAAGCAGGCGTGGAAGAAATAGAGCTTATTAGCCCCCTTGAAAATATTGAAGTGCAAAAAAATGAAGTTGCGCTTTGCGATAACGACATTGATGGAATCGAATTTGAGGTACAGCTGTGAAGTGGCATGTAATTCCTTCAACAGGTGTAGCTGTACAGCTAAATAAACGTGTCCAAGCAGCCTTACAGCCTGAGTATCAAACCACAACGACTCAAATCGATGAAATAGCGAACTTATGGAAAGCCGAAACCTGCCCTAAAGCATTTTTACCTTGGTTAGCCTGGAGCCAAGGAATAAAAGAATGGGATGAAAACTGGGCTGAATCAACACAACGAGCAATTGTTTCAGCAAGTTATGAGCAACACAAACATTTGGGAACTCGATATGCCGTCGTAAAGGCATTAGAACCATTTGCCATGGATGCCAAAATCACCGAGTGGTTTGAACTTGAACCCAAATTACCCACAGGCACATTTAAAGTGGATGTGTACGTGGCCAATCGAGGCATTGATTTGCCCTTGATAAAAGAAGTACGCACGCTGGTTGACCGCGCAAAACGTAAGTCCGTGCATTACAGTCTGACCGTCAATCTCCAATGCGCAATTGCGATTCCTGCAAGCTTAATTAGCTGCAGTTCTAACGTCATCACCGTTTTCCCTTTATCTCACTAATTTAACTGAAGAATTACTTATGTCTCATACGGAATATTGGACTACGCTCACTGCAAATGGGCGTCAGAAAGTACTGGCTGCAATCGCACAACAAGGCAAAATAGAAATCAGCCATTTTGCTGTGGGGGATGGCACGATCGGTGAATCCCATACTGATTTAACTAGCCTTAAATATCGCAATGAAATTAGCTCATTGCACGTTGTAAGCGGAGAATCAGCACTTGTAGAAATGTTTGCAGTTGTTCCTGCAGACGTCGGTGGTTTTTATGTACGTGAAGGGGCTTTTTATACCAGTGATGGAGAGGCGTTTGCCATAATCAAATATCCCGAAACCTATAAACCTGATGCCAGTGACAATGCTGCTGCAGAGCTCGGCATACGTGCGATTGTGAATGTTGAACAGGCGCAAGTAGTAACCGAAAAAATTGATCCTTCAATGGTTTATGCTTCGCGTGAGTGGGTTAAGCGTACTTTGTCGAATGATTTAGCCTTGTTGCAAGATGAAATAGAAAAAAATGCAGCAAATCTAACCGCACTAGATAGCAAACTTAACAACAAAGGTATAGCAACCAAATGGCAAGACCTAACAGGCTCAGTCAGTCATGCGTTTGAAACCGAATACAACGGTGAAAAGTACATTGTTAAAAATCCAATGGCTGACGTAGCGATTGCACCGCCGGATGTTGCCGGAAGAAGCTATTTTGAATTTAAAGAAAATGCCATCAAAATACCTACGATTCAATTGATTGAAAATGATGTAGTTAACCTGAAATGGGTAGATGGTGGGCGATTTGGAGACCCGTTTGGCGCTAAACTTATTTTCTCTGGGAATGAATCGGGTACTAATACGTTCTTTGGACTGACGAATGGCGGAAACACGAGTTCATCATCAAGTTTTCGAGTCTTGATTAATGATCAATTAACTCCTTCAGGTACTCCATTTAGTTTTGACGGCTTCGAAAAGCGTGTATCAATTACTGTTTTAGGGGCGGCTGAAATAGACACTATAGGAGCTAGATTTGGTAATACACACAAGGCACTTGGCCGCATCTATGACCTAGAAGTAATCCGTAATGGTCAACGCATTCACTACTATCCGTTACGTACAGACGCTATTGATTATCTTGCTGGTAATTTGGTTGAAGATGAAGAGTTTACATATAGCGGTAATTGGTCTGCTGGCAGTGGGTGGTCAGTCGCCGACAATTCAGCGATTGCAACTAGTGGCGTTATTGAAGTGCTTTCTACACAACTTAGTGAAAGTATTTACGCTGGGGATTCGATAAGAGTTCTATTTGATACGTTTACTAACTCTGGCTCTCTATCATTTCCAAACACGGGATTACCTAATACAAACATAAACGGCACTTTTGATAAAGTAACTGTTTTTGGTTCTACAGCGACCTCTTTTAGTATTTATAAACTAGCGGATTACTCAGGGACACTTAAAAACCTCCGAGTAATCAAACTAAAAGAGTTATCACCTTCTGCGAATTTTACCAGCAGCACTGGTTTTACTTGTGTTGGTGGTGTAGCTATTAGAGGGGGGCAGGCTGACTTTTCATCAACGGCAAACTATAAGTCTTTACGTTTTAACCATGAAATAGTTGCAGGGAAAACTTATCATTTTGTTTATAAGGTAAATTCGGGTACTCAAGGTTCGTATAGAGCACAAACAAACACTCAATCGCCCCAGACATATCAGACAGAGAATAAGGTCAATGATTTTACCTTTACAGCTACAGTAGCAAGCCAAGGATTTTTAATACTTACAGCAGACGGCTGGAACGGTAACGTTGAATACTTTAGCGTAACCGAAGTAACAGACGGCGAAGTCATTGGCGAGCCAGAAATTGTTTACGAAAACCACTGGGCTAAACAGCTTGACAGCAAAGATATTGGCTCTAAATCAGATATTGATGCTGGTACTAGTACTAAAATTGTTCCACATGTTAAAGCGGTTAAAGAAGCATTAATCGAGCAAACGGCCGCACTTCAATCGAGTGGTATTGGAACAATTTGGCAAGACCTAACAGGCTCAGTCGGCCATGCGTTTGAAACCGAATACAATGGTGAAAAATACGTTGTTAAAAATCCAATGGATGACGTAACGATAGCACCGCCGGATGTTGCCGGAAGAAGTTATTTTGAATTTGATGGCGTCAAACATTTCGTAAAAGGGTTGGCGTTAAAATTAGAAAAAGATGATGTCATTAAGTTTGTTGTTAAACCTTCCAAAAAAATCGATTTAACAATTATTGATGGTGTTGCTGGCGGCTCTAAACGAGCAGCAGTATTTATCCAATCAGACCAAAAGATAGCACTAATAAATGCAACCAATATCAAAGTTGATGGGGAGTTAGCAACACACTTTCCAGATGACGGGCTGGCGCACACTATTGAAGTTACAACCACGACCAGTTGCATACTTGATACTGTTGGCGCAGACATTAATTATAATTTTAAATTCAAAGGCCAAATCTACGACCTAGAAGTAATTCGTAACGGTCAACGCATCCACTATTTTCCACTACGTACAGATGCTTTTGATTATCTAGCTGGTAACTTAGTTAAAGACGAAGAGTTTACTTATAGTGGTAATTGGGTGCTATCAGGCAATACCTCTGGCATTTCAGTAGTAAATAACGCAGTTAACTTCGTTAATACAACAAATCCAGCTATTGTTGAATCATTACCAGTTAATAGCTTGGAACTTGGGGCTACATACAGATTTTTAGCTAATGTTGAAATAACTACAGGTTCTATATCACTTGACGTTACTGATAACACAGGACAGGAAATTACCAATGTTACTGCCACTGGTCTAGTGGATAAGGTTGTTGTTTTAGACTCTGTGGGTACTTTAAATAAGCTGGGTGTTGTAGCTAGAAGCACATCAACAAACGCAACAATTAAAAACTTTCGAGTAATCAAACTCAACGAACTGTCACCAAGCGCAAGCTTTAGTAGTGCTACTGGCTTTGCTTTAAGTGGTGGTGTAACGATTGCAGGTGGTCAGGCTGTATTTGGCAGCGATGCTGGTGTTAAAAATGCAGGATTTAATGTTAACGACTTGAGCGTTGGAAAAACCTATAGAATAGCAATCAAAGTTAATAGTGCTACAACTGGGACTTTGATTGCTAGACAGATGGGTAGTGGAGGGACTCAAGGTGCGGCAATACCAAACAATGTTCACACCGAATATAATTTGACGATTACTGTTGTAAATAGCATCACTATAGCTGCTTATACAGCAAATGGCTGGGACGGTAACGTTGAGTACTTTAGCGTAACCGAAGTAACAGACGGTGAAGTCATTGGTGAGTCAGAAATTGTTTATGAGAATCATTGGGCTAAACAGCTAGACAGCAAAGATATTGGCACTAAATCAGATATTGATGTAGGTACTAGTACTCAACTAGTACCAAGCGCTAAAGCAGTCAAAGATTTTCTTGCTCAATTTGGGCTTGGCTCAAAGTCTGCTAATGCGGCCTTAATAAGTAGTGGAGACCTCAACAACTATCGCGGTCAGTTCTTTGGTTATGTATCTGGTGCGCTCTCTGGAAATGTTGCCAATGCGCCAGCACCAAATAACGGCTACTTTGTTAGCCTTCCAAGCTCAGCATCAAACTACAATATGCAGCTGTATTTCATTGCCTTAGAAACGCAGCCAATGCGCGTTTATTTTAGACGACAAGCAAATGGAACTTGGCAGACTTGGCAACGCTTTTACTCAACAGAGGATAAACCAACAGCCAGTGATGTAGGCGCAATTCCATCGGCAACTATTAATGGCTTTGTCATTGTGGATATGAATACGTTGTATCAGAAAAATGAAACCGTCTTCATTGCTTCTGCAAGCACCAATACACCGAAAGCAAATAAAGCCTATATATGCTCAGTCAAAAGCGTCAAGTCGAGTGGAGCTTATCGAGTATGGCAATCCGCTACGGACTATACAACTGGAGAAGTCTTTACGAGAGCGTTTGCAAACAATGTTTGGACAGCATGGTCAAAAGTTTATTCTACCAATCATAAACCTACAGCGAACGAGATTCATGCCACTCTTGGGGGGCTTGCCAGCTCTCCATTTACCTTTCAAGGTCGAGACTTATCAATCTATGGCAAGCGAGCGCTAGTTGGGTACGACCCTACAAGAGAAAATAAATTAATTATTAACTATGGTGCAGATTGGCCACAAGTTGATGTGGCAGGTAATTGGAACTTTGCCCAAGACGTATCTATTGTAGGTGATTTAAAATTCACAGGCCCAGACAGTTATATCTGGACACCAAATCGTGAAAACGGTTTCTTTGGTGTATACGATTCGTACAAAAATGCAGTGGCGCTTAAATACACCTACGATGGTGGTTTTGAGTTTAAACGCAAACTTGTGTTGGGTAGCTCAGGACAAACTGTATTGGACGCTGGTGGCGGTTTATCTGTTAAAGTGACTACACCTACTGGCTGGGTTGATATAGGGTCACAAAATCCAGATTTTTGCCATTTTTACACAAGTAACCCCGCTTACTTTTTTGACAGAAAAATAAGCGTGCGAGGTGAAATATATGCTGGCGCAAATTATGACAAGAAAGTTTACCACGAAGGCAATAAACCGACAGCTAGTGATGTTGGAGCAGGCACATTTAATGGAGCTGTCTACGCAGCCAAAGGCTATTCTTGGCGCTGTACATTACAGACTACACCGAACGCAATTGGTGTCGATGTTTACAAACATGATGGCTCAGTTAGAGTTGGCGGTTGTGGAGTGCACTCCTTTAGTGGTGGCATTGATGATGCAATCGCATATTTAGGAACTGGCAAAGATCCTTGGAATGGCATAGAAGGCATTAGAGTTAACGCCTCAAAGTTTACCTATAAAGGCTTTGATGTTTACCATAAGGGGAATTTGCCGCCCTTACTTTCCTCGTTTGGTATTGGCGCTGAAAACGATCTAAGAGGCACAATCTATGAATTAGGTTTACCACGGGATATTTACGGAACAGGCACAAGATCAGGTCTCGCGAATGGAGGAACTGATGGTCTAGGTATTCCTTGGGTTTCTGGCTCAAACAAGCTTGGTTTATTATCAGTTTCAGCGCAGTGGGTGGACGGTACTGGTGTAGTTAGTTTTGTGCGTGAATTTACTAGTTATACAGGCGGTAAATTCTATCAAACAGGTAAGGATGCAGACACTTGGAACGCATGGCGCAAAGTTATTGACACAAGTAATATTCAAAGTTCATTGCAGGATACAACCACCAAACCAACTAGCGGCAACTTATCGCTTGGTGAAAACCACTTAACCACCAACAACACAATTAAGCTACCTGCGACGACAAACCTTGCCGTTGACAGCGTGGTTAAAGTCACTAAACGCTTTGCCGTAACACCGCAAATCGAAGTCGACAATTCAACAACAGACAAAATCGCCTTTTTCAAAGATAGGGTCGTGCAGTTTGATACATCTATCACTTTTGATGTTGGTGCAATACTTACCTTTATTTTGAATGATAACAAAGAATGGGAGCTTCAATAATGGGAACAGCTATTAGTAGTTTGAGTGGAGGCGGAGTCAAGCGTGTACTCCGCGGTTCTTACTATGGTTCAAGTAACTCTGGTGCCTACATTACAATACCAGAAGTGAATCCTGAAAAAGCATTTGTAAACATGCCCGTCTCTATAAGTTATGGTGCTACAGATAATGATTCATCAGATGCTATTGGTGGTTGGGCTACGTCGATTTGGTGTGAGTTAATTGACAGTAAGACAATATTTGTACGCAATTTGGTTGAAATGTACACAGGTGGTAAAAGCCCTATTCAGCAGCGTTATGTAAATGTCGTTTGGGAGGTCATTGAATATGTTTAATTACGCACATATTGAAAACAATAAAGTCATAGGAATTTACAGTTTTGATACAGAAGTACTAAGCGATGAATATGTACTTATAAACGACACAAGACCGAACTTGCATGACATATATGACCACACGACAGGCTTGTTTGCAAAAGAGCAGGCAGCTGAACCTGAAAAGCCGCAAATACAAGTGGTGTCACTAGGCCAAATTGCAATTTCAGATGAAGCCAATACAGGATTGGTCGAAAAAGGATTAGGTGACATTACCTGGCTACCTATTAATTTACCATTTTCGATGAAGACAACCGCTGAAGGTTTACCCGATGGGCGACTGATGTTGATGGTTGAACGTGTGGTTGATGGCTCGAAAGCGGTTGATGATATTCGCTTACTTGCCGACATCAAAGACGGTCAAGTTACAATGAAAGGCGTATTCAAAGTGAGTGGTAATTACCTATTACGGGCTTCTCGAGTAAACGAAGGTTTAGAGCGCATTGGTGCACCTTTCCGGTTAGACTTCAAAACCGTGGAGTTCGATGCGTATGAACAAGTCGAGTTAGAAAAGGGTTAAGTTTACTCGCTTACGCGGTCAAACTTGACCGATTTTCGGGGGATAATTGAGGTATTATTGTGTTATTGTGAATTCGCCTCTTGCCTAAAAATGCTCGAGCTAAACATTCATTAATTTAGGAACCCTGTTGGCTAACATCTCCTTATTTGCTCCTCGCCTACCACTTTTAAACACTATTCTATTTGCAGGCATAACTGAAACGCTGGTGTTTAAAAGGAGTGCGATTTTACCTGAGCAAAAATTTGTATCGGCAGTTTATGCCGAACGTTGCTTTAACCCAAAAATAGACTCTCTTTAACTTGGTTCAACCCATTCAATGTGTTGGGCGTCAATCTTCCACATTAAGTCTCTCTTCACATTCGTTTTTTAATTAAACCACTACACGTTTACCGCCAAACCACTTCAAAGGGGGGCGAGTTTCATATCTACAGAGGTAATAAATGAACTACTCAATCGGTACTGTTACGATTTCAAAGAATAGCAATATCGTTAAAGGTCAAAACACATACTTCCAACTCGTCGCAAAAGCGGAAAAGGGGAATCTATTGTATCTGCACTATCAAGGTGCTCCTCTGTGGGTGCAGATCTCGGAAGTGATAAGTGATGTTGAGTTACGCGTAGTTCAATTGGATGGAAAACCATTTTTGCCTACCGTGACGAGGGAAGGACTTGGCTATGGGTTAATTCAGCATTTTACATCGGCTTTTCCTGCTAAATTGGCTGCCAATTTGGTTGAAATTTTACAAAAGTGGTATGTGCGTGAGTCGGAGTTTACTGGCTGGTTTGCAAGTGAGGAGGAATCGTTCACCATTACGACGTTATTAGGTGAAAAGAAAGCCTTACCTACACCACTTGAAATAAAAAGACTGTATGAATTAAATACGGTAAAAGCCGCAGAGCATCTCTCAAGTATCGAAAGGATGCTCGAAGAAATCGCTTCCGCAAGTCAATATGCCAAAGAGGCATTAGACGCTTCAAAATCGGCACAGTCTTTCGCCCAAAATATTGAAGCCCATGCAAACGTTTCGTTAGAAGCTGCGACGTCGGCGGCAACATCAGCCCAAACGGCTATGGCAAAAGCCGCTGGGGTCGAAAAAGCGGTTGAAGTCATTGAAGGGCATGAACGAGCCGCCTCTGCGAGTGAAAAGGCAGCACATGACCACCACACTGCGGTGAGTAAATTAACGCAAGCTGCTGAAGCGAGTGAGAAAGCCGCGTTGTTAAGTGCAGCAAGTGCAGCTAACGCGGCACAATCCTCAAGTCAAAGTGCCAGCATGGCAAAATCGAGTGAGATTGTGGCGGTTGAACGTGCAGATACCGCTAAGCACAGTGCAATGAATGCGATCACGAGCAAAAATGACGCTGCAGCGAGTGCAAGTAAAGCTGCAAGTTCTGCGCGTTTTGCGGACGCAGCGGAACTTGCCGCAAAAAAAAGTGAAGCAACCGCTTTGGCAAATGCCACGTTGGCTGGAGAATACGCAACAGCGGCAAAAGACAGCGAAGAGGTTGCTTTTGCCTGTAGTAAGCAAGCGATTGAGTCAGCAAAAGCAGCAGAAGTGAGCCAAAAGCAGGCAATGGACTTTGAAGTTAAGGCGGCGAAATCGAGCTCGAATGCAGAATTCAGTGAGCATAATGCCGCGGATTCAGCAGCTTTAGCGCAAAAGAGTGCAGAAAATGCTGAGTTACACCGGCATGACGCCTCAAAATACGCAACTCAAGCCTCTACAGCCGCAAGTGATGCACTTGTTTCAAAAAATGCAGCAGAAGCCAGCAAGAAAATTGTTGAAGATCAAATTGTTGTTGCTGGTGGTTTTGCTAAAACAGCGATGGATAGCGCCAAAGTAGCGACTGAGAAAAGTACCCAAACTGCTGATTTTGCTAAGGCCACTGAAGACTTCCACAAAAACGTAGTCGCCCTTGAAAAACAAGTAAGCATATCAGAAAACGCAGCCGCTCAAAGTGAATTAGGTGCGGCTAAATATGCCGGAGAAGCCGACAAGAGTGCGGCAGATGCGTTATTAAATAAAACAGCCACGGAAGCGGTGTTAGTAAAAGTAAATCAAAGCGCCAAAACCGCTGCGAATAGCGAGTCTATTGCAAAGATTCATGCGGATGCCGCAGCGACGAGCGCTTCGCAAACCGAAGCCGACAGCCTTGCTGCGCTGAATTCTGCGAGCAAAGCCGAAAAAAGCCAAGAAGCTTCAGCGAAGAGTGAATTAAGTGCCTCTCAAGCTGCATTGAATGCGAAGTCGAGCAGCGAAATGGCCCAAGCAGCGGCGGATGAAGCAAAAGACAGCGCACAACGTGCGGTGGACGCAGCCAGTCACGCTGAGGCTTCACAGCTTGCCGCATGGGAAAGTCAAACGGTGTCTGAATCACATGCAAAGGCGGCGGCTTCGCAAGCAATGGATGCCGCACTAAGCGCCAAATCTGCTACAGAGCAAAGCAATCTGGCCATGGATTCAGCAAAGAGTGCTTTGGAGGCTCAACGCGTTGCTGTTGCAAGTAAGCAAGTAGCACTGGATGCGCAGAACGGCGCTGCTGCGAGTGACTTGTCAGCGACAAATTCCGCAGCGGCCGCCGCACAATCTGAACATAATGCTAAATTGAGTGAAGCAGCTTCGACGACTAGTGCAACGAGCGCAGCGACTTCTGCAACTACAGCAAATAGTGTGCTAGTCGCTGTGAAAAAAGCAGAAGTGGCAGCGGTCAAGAGCGAAGAAAATGCACTCCAACAAGCCAATCAGGCTGCAACAAGCGCTTCGATTGCAACAGAGCAAAGAGAAGCTGCTTCAATTGCAGCAGAAGCCGCGGATTTAAGTCAAAAGCAAGCAGCGGTAAAAGCGGATAGCGCAAGCGAATCCGCAGCGGATGCCTTGAAAAGTGCGGACAATGCATCAAACTCGGCTTCCTTTTCGCAGCAAAGTGCGAGTGCTGCGAGTGAAAGTAAAAACGTTGCGCAAAGTCATGCGTTACAAGCTACACAATCAGCAGGCGTCGCAGAAACCGCGGCTTTAGAGGCGAGAAAAAGCGAAGCGCTTGCCATTTCAAGTAATGCAGATTCGGTTAAGCAAGCAATTGCGGCAGCGGCGAGTGCCAAGACCGCTTTGGAAAAGAGTTTAACAGCAACAAACGCCGCTGATACGGCACAAGCCCATCAGTTAGCTGCAAGTGAAAGTGCGTCGCAAGCTGCAAATTCAGCGAGTAGCACTTCATTGGCTTCAGTGAAGGCTGATGAGCATGCAAAAAAGGCGGAAGCCTTTGCTACCTCAGCGTCTTCTTCGGCTGCTGGTGCGAGCGAGAGCATGATGATGGCTTCAGAACACGCAGCATCTGCCTTAAACGCCAAAAAGAGTGCTGTCGAAAATGCCGCGACTGCGGCGACTTATCGTAACCAAGCTCAACAGTTTCGCAATGAATGTCAGCAATTGGTTGGTGGTACTGCGCCAGATTCACTTAAATTGGGTGGACGCCCAAGTAGTGACTACCTAACTACAAGTTATATTGCATCCTCTCAAGATTTGGCGGAGGGCCTGAGCGAAGTATTGCTTCCAAATGTGAAAAACGTTCGTATTGAAATTGACAACGCAATTTCAAAGGCGGACATCAACTTGGGTCAATTTAAAGAATTGAGTGCAAAAGAAAGTGCTCAATTCAAGCTAGATTTAGGCGATCTAAGTAGTGCACTTGCGCAGACCCAACAGACATTAAGTGCAACGAATACGAAAGTTGCGGGTGACAACGCACTATTTAAAAGTCTAACTGATGCACTGTCGAACGCCGTATCTCAACAGGAGCAAGAATTTACCTCATTTAAATCGCAGGCAATGGAGGACGATGCGGCCATTAGAAGTGACCTTGCAAGTGTAAACACAACACTTACTACGACGAAGCAAGACCTTGCTTCGTTCAAAACCCAAGCAGGCAAAGACGATGCAGCAATTAGAAGTGATCTGGCAACTGTAAGCACAACACTTACTGCGACGAAGCAAGAACTCGCTTCGTTCAAAACCCAAGCAGGCAAAGACGATGCGGCCATTAGAAGTGACCTTGCAAGTGTAAACACAACACTTACTACGACGAAGCAAGACCTTGCTACGTTCAAAACCCAAGCAGGCAAAGACGATGCAGCAATTAGAAGTGATCTGGCAACTGTAAGTACAACGCTTACCGCGACGAAGCAAGACCTTGCTTCGTTCAAAACCCAAGCAGGCAAAGACGATGCAGCCATAAGAAGTGATCTTGCAGGTGTAAGCGCAACACTAACTGCGACGAAGCAAGATTTAGCATCATTCAAGACCCAAGCAGAGAAAGACGATGCAGCCATTAGAAGTGATCTTGCAGGTGTAAGCGCAATACTTACCGCGACAAAGCAAGATTTAGCATCGTTTAAAACCCAAGCAGGCAAAGACGATGCAGCCATTGGAAGTGATCTGGCAGGTGTAAGCGCAACACTTACCGCGACGAAGCAAGATTTGGCATCATTCAAGACCCAAGCACAGAAAGACGATGCGACAATCAGAAGTGATCTTGCAAGTGTAAGCGCAATACTTACCGCGACAAAGCAAGATTTAGCATCGTTTAAAACCCAAGCAAGCAAAGACGATGCAGCCATTGGAAGTGATCTGGCAGGTGTAAGCGCAACACTTACTGCTACGAAGCAAGACCTTGCTTCGTTCAAAACCCAAGCAGGAAAAGACAGTGCCAGCGTAACCAGCTCTATTAATGCCGTTAACTCTTCGCTGACAAAGACGCAGCAGGACCTATCGGGCTTTAAAACAACAGTCACCCAGAACAACACGCAGGTTCAAAATAACCTAGGGACGATTGCTTCGTCATTGTCGCAGGCATCGCAGGAAATAACAGCATTGGAGCAGCGCGTTACCCAAATCAATTCGCAATTAGACGCAAAAATAGAAAGCGTAAGTTCATCGCTTTCTCAAAACTCAACAGATACCGGCACCTTAGGTAAAAAACTAAACCGAGCAAAGCTCAATGCGTTACTCGGTGAATATTTATTAATGATCTAAAAAGGAGACGTTAAATAATGTCAACCATTCATCATGCTGTACAGGCAATGGTCGATAACCTGACGACAAAGATGACTTCGGGTACTCCATTTACCCCTGAAGAGCAGCTTTTAGTGTCAAAAGCGATTTCTGCACTTAAAGACAATGAGACTTGGGAAAAAGCAGTTGTCGCTGTGGTGGAAGAGCATTTAGATACCGCTACGACTTCACTAACGAGTGCAACCGCTGCGATTAATACCAGCACAGGGGTAATTAACGCCCAAGCAAGCAATTTAGCCATGATCCCGCAAATGCGTGACGATGTGACAAAAAGCGTCGCAAATGTCGTACCGCTGGTTAAACAAGCGGTCGACAGTGGTAGTGCTATCCCTTCTAGAGTGGGAGCGTCTGTATTGGGAACTATTACCACGTCGTCTCTTTACAAGCCATCATCTTTTCGCTGTAAACAAACTGATTCAGGAGAAGCGCTATGCATTCCATATTATGATGAAAAAGCACGAAAGCTGTATCATGCCTTTATTACATTGAATTCAGTACCTAATAATATCAACTACTACCATCTAAATATCAATTTTGGCTATTGGCAAGGAGAAGTGTTTACCTCGCTATACAAATACAACGAATCATCTTCAAATTCAAATGGGATCTTTTCAGAATCAAATGACCGCCAGAAAATGGACGCGACGTATGCCGTAATCGTACCGCTAGCGAAATTTGAAAATCCTGAAGATGTTCGAGTTTGTCTAGTTCTTGCGTCAAGTACCAAGAGTACGGATGATAGTGGTAAAAGTTTTCGGGCAGTAATTTCGGTTAACCCTGATGAGAAAGGAGTGGTTGTTTATACGGGCGCTTCTTCGACAGCATGTGATGAAGGAGCAACTACGAGTAATCATCCACTATGCGGCAACGGTACACAGTTAGCATATGACAAGTTTAATAAGCGAATTGTGGGATTTAACGGGGCTTTACAGTACTACAACAGAGCAGTCGGTATTAGTACACTATGTAAAGAATCGGAAGAAAATCTGACATCAGGCTCTGCTCCTACTTTCGGTTACCATGCAGCAGAACTGAGTAAAAAAGAAAAATATATTAGCTTTACAGGCTATCTTCAGTCAGGGCAACCGATTAAAGGTCGTTTTGTTAGATGTTCAGATCATTTACAGAAATCAGTTTTGGAAGCATATTCAATTCCTGAGAAGTCAGGTTATCATTCAAGTCCATATTGGACTAATCTAAGTAATAGTAGTTATAAGCCTGTTTCGGATGATAGTTACATGTATGGCTACAGCCAATTTTCACTTCAAAATGCATATACATTGTCGATGAATACAAATAGCATGTCAGACAAAGCTTTCTCCTATTTGGTAAAAAAAGCGGACGAAGACATCGTTCCATACCAAATTTTCTATGGACATTGTTTTAGACACTATGCCTTCACATCTGGGTCGTCAATTTATTCGTGCATGGATGTGAATGCAGTGAATTACTGCGTACTGGACGAAGAAGGCCATACTCTTAGTCACGGAACCTTACCGCTACCCGAGTTACATCGAGCTCGTTCAATTACGGATATCAAAGGAGCCTATGATTTGGTACTCATTCCAATCGCATTTGATACAAAAGAGAGCAAACTTCATTTCATTAGGGGGTGTTTCGAAGCGTTTGAATCGGGATCGAAAGCTCACATGAGCACACTAATTTACAAAGTATAGGAGGTTTTTGTGAATACAAATATTGAATCTGTATTAGACAGTAATGGTGTTTTGTTTGTTGAAGGTGTTCGATATCTATATAACCCTGAGACTGGTGAAGCTTGGACCAAAAAGACGGTTGCCGACTATGTTGCAAAACTAGCCGCTGAACGTGAAGTGGTGATGAAGGAAATTGAGCCTGAAGCTGCTGCACTGCCGGTTTATGAATTGAATGATATTCAAGTTAGTGCTGTTGAAAGTGCACAAACCGTTGAATTGGGTAACGGGGGGATTTATTGGTTGCCTACCGATACCGCATTTACGATAACGGCAAACGCAAAAGACGTTCCGGACAATCGCCTTATGGTTATGGTCGAAAAAGTCGTCGATGCAACTAGAGCAATTGACGATGAGCGTTTTGTCGCAACGGTGAAAAAAGGTAAGTTGTCTCTAACAGGCAGTTTTGATAAGACGGGTAACTATACGTTGTCAGCGAAACGTTTGAATGAGGGTCTTGAACGAATAGAGATGCCGTTTCGCGTATCGTTTCCAACCGTCGAGTTTGACGTCTACCGTGCGTAGATTGACCGCTCAAATGCTGTTTTTTGAACGCTGACCTTTAACAGCAACATAAAAATACAGCTCAGTTGCCAAGTCATTTCTTCTTTTGTTACGCCTTGTTTTTATCCATTCATTTTTTGAACTCGTTAGACGACATACTCATGATCTCTTGATTAATGAAGAGCGGTCAAAGTTGACCGATTTTATTCAAAAAATTGGGATAGGATAGCAATACAGTCAAGCTTTATTGGCTGCATTTCGAGGCCATCAGGGCAAGCCAATTTTACACCGGCTGGTGCTCTTTCATTTCGCTTTGGGCGAGTCACAGTTTAGGTTTGAACAGTCTGTTCACACTCTTATTTTTAGCACTTCTTTGGGTTTCTCCATGTCAGATCAATACCTTAATTTGGCGTCATTGGCTCGTCCAGACGCTATTGAACACTTAGATTTTGAAAGCATTCTAGCTGCGCGAAAGGCTCGATTCTTAGAGTTTGCGCCAGACTATGCGGATGCACTGGCATTGGAAAGTGACCCACTTTCAGTTTGTTTGGAAGTGGAAAGCTATCGTGAATTGCTATTGCGACAACGAATTAATGAAGCGGTGTACGCCAATTTGTTAGCAACTGCACAAGGGAGTGACTTGGCACATTTAGGGGCATTTTATGGGGTTGAGCGTATTCAAAATGAATTGGACGACGCCTTTCGCCGACGAATTCGCGACAGCACTATTGCATCGAGTACCGCGGGGAGTGCAGTTCACTATCGACGTCGAGCGATTGCCTCTGCGCCTGCTGAGATCCGTGATATTTCAGTGACCAGCCCCGGTGATGGTTTAGTCGAAATTGCGGTTTTGGCTAAGTCCGATTTTGAACCACAGGACGTTGTGGCTAAAGTCGCAGCAGCGGTAACCAGCCCTTCGGTAAAAATGTTGACGGATACCATCTCTGTATTCGCAGCACAAGAAGTGACCGTGGATGTGAAAGCGACCATTTATCTTAAAGACAATGTACCCAGTAGTTTACTAAATAACCTTAAAGATGAGTTGCTCAACGCATGGCAACAAGAGCTTCAACTAGGGTGGGATTTAACGCCAAGCTGGCTTAGTGCTCAGTTGCATAAACAGGGAGTACATCAGGTGATTTTAACGACGCCATTATCGATGCAGACGATGAGTCAACATCAATGTGCCGTGCCTGGTGACATAGATTTAACGTTGGGAGTATAAATTGAAGCACCAGCTACTCGCCCCAACGGCATCAACATTACAACGTCAATGGCTTGAAAGTCAGGAGCTTGATAAAGAGTTTAACGAAGCCATTACGCAGCTGCGAGGATTCAAGGCTGCCCCGCATGACAAAGCGTTGCTTTGGCTAGTTTGGGAATATGGCCTTGAGGCCATTTTGCCTTACAGTCAGGACTTACGACAAACGTTGCAACAAGGTTTGGAATGGCAACGTATACGAGGTACACCAAAAAGCGTATTGATGGCGTTGAATTGGTTGCAATTCAAAAATGTACAACTCGAAAACGCTAAAGTAGGGCGACACTATTATCGCTACCAACTTGCTCTGGGCCAATTGCCAAGTGACGAACAAGTAAAGCACATCAATAAACTTACTGGCTTGTCAGCGCCTGTGAGTGCGAAGTTAGAACGTCTCTACCATGGTTTAGATGTGAGACATCAGGTTTTGTCTAACAACGGGTTTGGGCAATTACTGTCTGACGTGTCCGGCGTACCGTTTATTGATAATGGAAAGGCGCTGTGTAAAGTGAGTTTTGCTCGAACACAGACCTCTTCATTGCAAGGGCCAGGCGTGCAAAGTTCGTTAGGCCACCATCGGCAATTTATTCAACAAGCGCATTATCTAAGTAGTAAGCGACTGAGCGATTATCGTCTAAGCGACAAAGAACCCTCAAAAAGACCCATTGCCACTTCATTGAATCGTACGCGTCATCTCAACGTGACGCTTGCGCAGGCGGGTTGGTTCGGGTACTGGAATGGCAGTTGGAACAATGACGACTGGCGCCAAATTCCTCTGCTTGTGGCGGACGTAAAACACACACGTTTCGACCAGTTAGAGCCTTTATATTTTGCAGGTGCAAGCAATGGACGCCTTAACATAGGGAACAGTTATCTGACGGTGACCTTACCCAACTCCGCGCTCCACTAGTAGAGGCCTAATGCATCTCAGCGGGCAATTGGCCCCTTGTTTCTCTTCTTTCTGTGAATTTCCGAGTACCTATATGACTTCTCAATTGACTTACCTTCCTGTGGTATGGACACAGCAAGGGTTAAACAAGCTTGTTTCTCAAGCAAGCCAAGGTATCGCCATGCCCATTACTCATGTTTCGGCGGGCGATGCAAGCTATACCCCTCAAGATAATCAAACAGCGCTTCGCCAAGAGAAACAAAAAGTCCCTGTAAGCCAAGCGGAAGCGCTGGGAGATGGGCAACTTCGATTTAGTGCGTTGTTCGATGGCCCAGATAGTTATGCGGTTCGTGAAGTGGGCCTGTGGGCCGATGACACACTGGTCGCCATTTACAGTATGCCGGAACTGCAAATTAACTTTAAAGCAGCCAATGCCGCATGGATTGAAGTCTTTACGCTCAATGTTGCCGCATTACCAAGTCAACAAATCACGTTTACGACAGGTATGAATAACGCCAACGTATTTTTTGCCAAAGAAATGGCATTGATGACTGAGGCGCAGATGATTCAGGGGAAAGCATTGATTGAACAAGCACAAACAACAATGCAACTGAGTAGAAGACTTGCGTACGCCTCAATTTCACGCAGATAAAAGGACAGGAATGAGTATTGAAATGCAAATTGCTGCACTGCAAAAAGCGGCAGCAGAACAGACCGAAGCAAGTGTTTCATTGGCACAACACGTCAGCGAGCGTTTGAGCGAATTTGCACAAGGGGTCGAAGACGTTTTTGCAGTAAAGCAAACAACGGCAGAACAAGCCGTCACAATGACAAAGCAACTTGCAGAGGTTGAACAATTCTACCAGCAAGCGAATTATGCCCAGCTAAAAACAGCATTGGACGTCGTTTCATGTGCAGACACCCGAGAATACGTGGATGAGCAAAAAATCACGCTTCAAGACCTTGCAAATACAACGCAACAGCAAGCCATCAATGTGGCCATGGGCGTTGAACACAATCACGCACAAGCAACTATTTGTGCTGCGATCGGCGAACTTGTAGAGCTTAATGCGAAGGAAGTTACTGCGGATAAAAATCTCATCACTATTTTGCAAGCGGATATGGCATCCCGAAGTAGCGCATTAACTCAACTTAGTGACCAACTTTATACGTTAAAGGAACACGTTTTTACGAAGGTTGAGCACATCGACAGCGCGGCGGAACAAGTGCATTTAGATAAACAGCATGCAAGGGCTAATGCCTCGCTGACAGCCTTGGCCGTTGACCTTATGAACCAGCAGCGAAACAAGCTCTACACCGCGTTCAGCGCCGTACTTAATGGCACGTTGACGTCATCTCAAATAACGGAATTATTTAACGAATAGGAAAATCCATTTCAATGAGTACTGCACAAACATTGGCCGATGCTGTTTCGGCACTCAATAACGTGGCCACTAGCCACGAACAGCTAAATGCCACCATGACAGCGCAACAAGACGTGGTTGAAGCCAATTTCAAAGCGCTACAAGACTTTGCTACACACCCTGATACAGCAACCTTTAAAGACAAAAACGGCACCAGCTTTCCTGTGAAAAGCTTGCGCAAACTCGCAGCAGACGCCGAGGCGGTTAATCCTAATCCGCATGTGATGACTAAAACGGAGTTTGATGCCCTACGCGAAATGCGTAAACAGCAATATGCTGGAAGCGGGTTTGTGGAATGGGGGGAAGGTGACACTTCTGATGTTGCAATCAACTTTGGTATGTGGACATATCAAAGTCATTTAAATCTAGGCCGTTCAGGTAAGGCCAGTGGTTGGTTTGGTCATAATCAATCAACAAGCCCGTACCCAGGACTGGTGGTTGATGGTGTATCACTTGATTTTCAATCGGTGGACTATCCTTATGGTATTGTAAGCATTAAATTCCCCGTTGCCCCCGATGGCACCAAAACCTATGATTCATCTACTGGTGTAGTGACCAAGCATGTCAGTGCCGAAGTTGCATTTGCCTCCGAAACCGCGACCAATAAAGTAATTTTAAGCCGAAAAGACTTGGTGTTTTTAGAGGTTTGGAATGAAAAAATCTCAGAAAAAGACGTCATTTACCCACTTGGTAACGTCCAGTTTGGCGCATCTAGTTGGAGTGGTATTACTCTTTCAAATACGCTTGTCGCACAAGGCTATTCGGCGTTTGGTGCTTGGGACGAAACAACAAAAGGGCATGGTGCTCGTTGGTCATCCCTTAGTGAAGCGAATCGCACTAAGATTTTAAGCGACCCAAGAAACAATCTCTATTTTGATGCAGATTTAGGTGATTATGTTCAAGTGCGCTACCGCGTGCGAGTCGTTGAGAGTTGTGGTGATGTGTTTAGCAATGTTCGAAACAGTGCTCTCGCATTTGAGTACGACACGTTAAATAGAGTGAAACCTAAAGGAAAATTAATAAGTATTACTAGCGATTTAGCGAAACGTGATGTGAATGAAACAGGTCTATATGGTACGCACTCTCAATTTAAGAACATTGGTCACTACACAGCCATAGCAAAGGATAACATTAATTTAGACACTCAAATTGGTGAAGGTGGGCGTTGTTTTGCAGTTCCAATAGCACTCGTCCAGCGGCTAAACCAAGGTGCAATGCACCCAGTTTTCAATCCGTTTGGTTGTGGTCGATTTCTGAATGGCGACGGTTCTTGGGATGGTTCTTGGGATGCTCTTCACGCGAAAGCTTATGGTGGTTGGTTGCCGCAAACTACGCATGACTGTTTTCTCAAAGTGGGTGTAGGTCGTAATGTTTATGGCTCTATCGCGGCGGGTGCCAATAAATCTGGCCGTTCGGGCAGCTACGTATTCCACGACGCCATCTACGCCGGACAAGTTGAAGATTTACGCCTTAGCGCTAGGAAGCAGAATGTTCAAAATCTTCTTGCCGAGTCCATGCACCGTGCGATCTCCGGTGCCTTACGTGGAAAACGTAAAATTTTGTTCACGCAGTTTACAACGCTAGGCGTTTTTTATTATCACGGTAAAAATCCACATAATGTCTTTTTCAGAACAGGGCCTGCTGGTTCTGGTGAGCTCGTAGATTTTGGCTCTCACGGTTTTGGTCTAAAAGAAAGTATCATGTTGTGGCAACCTGATACAGGGTACGTTGGCTATGGTGCGGTTTATAATTCTACTAATGTTGGTCATCTCTGTTTAGGTCAGTCAAGGTCTGATTTGTACCAATCGGCTGCAAACGCTTATGTAGGTAAGCTAAACACGACTTCGCCTTGTTATATTGCGAAGGTAAGAGAGTTATCACCAGAGTTTGACATCATACCTCACATGGATGCTATAGGTTCGTATGAGTCTCTTTTTGCTGCTTTTCCAAATGGCTTTGCTGGCCAATGGATACCAGCGACATCAAGTATCGAAGCGCCAACAGGAATTACGTATTATGAGACCAACGGGATAAAATTTGGCGGTGTGACGAACTCGGCATCGTTTTGCGTTAAATCAACAGACAGCGGCTTAACGTGGTCGAGGATTCCATTTGCTTTTAATAATGACAATGTTTCCAATGGTAGCGCTTATTACTTAAGAGAAAGCAATCATACTATAGCATTACCACAGGGCTTAGAGTCGGAAGCTATAGTTTTAGTAATGTATGATTCGTATAGTCCATCATCCGTAAAAGGGGCTTTAGAAAAGACAATTACAATAGGTGAAGGTTGGATGTCAGCGCATGGCAATCCTGTCGAAGGGAATAGAATTAGCTATTCTTTAACTAACAAAACGGGTAAGGCTACAAATGACCCCGCACAAGTACGACTCGGCCCTATCTTCGGCCATAAATTGACTAGCGCGAAAATTCTAAATGCGTCGGTTTATAATACGCCCAAATACAAACGTTTAGATATGCCCTCACAAGGTAATCAATCAGGAATGGTCAAAACCATTTTCTCTTTAGTTGAGAAAAATGGCCTCTATTATCTGCAATTCAACGGTGCTGAACTTAAACACAACGGCACTGACTGGGGCGACGACCAAACGATCCCAATCATCAACGGCGAAGATGTAAAAACGGACCTCAACGGCAACACCGTGAAAGTGTTCTGTCACCATACAGTTTACCCACTGGGTATTGCTCACAACGACTAAGGAACAGCTATGACTGACCAATTTGAAATTGAACAACCGATTGTCTCTTACGCCGATGTGCAGCAAAAAATCATGCTGAGGCATCCCCGTGACCAAATCGACGACGCCTTACGTGTTGCAATCGAGCAAGAGGACGCCGCACATGCGGCGGCTCATGCCGCTTGGCTTGAGTTGTTGCCGCAAGTCCAAGCCGAAATCGACGAAGCAGAGCAATACAACGCCGCGAACCCCGACGAACCAAAAGAGGTACCTACGCTGCCGCTTGAGCCTGCGCTGGACATGGGCAAGCGCCGCGACTGTTACCGCGTTGAATTGGTAGACGTTGATTTAGAACTGAGTACTGAAACTGCACATGCTGAGGTTATTTTCGATGATGATAATTTAATAGCCTATCATCATCCTGCCACCGAGGCGCACAGTAATGAGCATATTGCATTAGTTAAACGTCTTCGCTTTAAAGAATCACGCAACGCAGCGCTTGCAACACAAACCGTTGAGGTAGAAGGAATGCGATTTGATGCAGACGAGTTGAGTCAGCAGAGAATGGCACGAACACTTTTGATTTTAGACGAAACAGAATCTGTGGACTGGGTTCTGTCAGACAATTCGGTTGCAAAAGTGAACAAAGTGCAATTGAAAGCGGCTTGTAAATTGGCTGTCAGCCAACAAACGGCACTTTGGATTCCGAATTCGTCATCGCTGTAGCGTAACGCTTATTTCTAAGAACCCGCATTTGCGGGTTTTTTTATGCCTAGGAGTTTTGAATGGCAATTTTAACTCAGATGGGTCGCATTGAATTGGCAAGTGCCATTCACACAAGACCAATCTACCTTGCTTGGGGCGCTGGGGAACCATCTTGGGATGAGGATGCGCCATTGGAGGCGCAAAACAGCACAACGTTAACCTCTTTGCTTGGCTATCGAAAAGCACGTCGAGTGGCATTTTGCAGCCCAAATGATGAAGGTGAAATTATTGTATCGAATGGACGATTTGCTTTATCTGATACACCGACTCAACACCTTTACTGTCAGTTTACCTTTGATTTTGAGGATGCGCTCGGCCAAGACATTCGAGAGGTAGGTTTGATGGTAGGTACGCTTGCTAAGCCTGAAGTCCCACTCGGAAAATACTATTTGCTTCCCAACGAAATTAAAGAGGCTGGGTCCATGTTGTTGTTAGAGCATCGTACGAAACTACATCGAGACCAAGGTGTTCGAGAAACGTTTGAATTTGTAATTAGCTTTTAAGTGATAAAGATGCTCAAAGATTATTATGAAAAATTTAATCCTCAGCAGCGCTACGAACAACTTCTGTTTCGAGCGAGCAAAGGGTTACAAAGCCGCGAATTAAATGACTTACAGTTGCAAATGCAGCATCAAGTTAAAGGTATTGCGGATGTGATGTTTAAAGAGGGGGATGTCGTTGCTGGTGGTGCCGTAGCGGTCAATCGAGCAGAAAAAGTCGCCCAAGTAGCCAGTGGTAAAGTTTATTTGCGTGGTGCGGTGCGTGAGATCCCTTCTGCATCGATAGCGTTAACGCTGAATGATTCAGAAGTACTAGGCGTTTGGCTCACTGAACGAATCGTGACAGAGCTGGACGATCCGGCACTTCGAGATCCCGCTGTTGGCGCTCACAATTTTGATGAGCCAGGTGCGGCACGGTTACAGTTAACGGGTCGTTGGGGACACAGTGCGGATGCGGACACTGAAGGAAGTGCATTTTACCCTGTGCATCGTATTGAAAAGGGGGTGGTATTAATCAAGCAACCACCTCCGCAGTTGGACTCAGTCAGTCAGGCGTTGGCTCGCTATGATAGAGAGGCAAACGGCGGGAGCTACTTGGTGTCGGGTATGGCATTAAGTTACCGTGGTTTACGAGATGGGTATCAGCATTTCAGTGTTCAAGAAGGGAAAGCACATTTACAAGGTTTTGAAATAGCGTTTAACACGGCAAGACCGGTGACCTTTCCGTATGACCCAGAGCAGGCGCAAGTAAATGAAGAACCCAAATCGTTTGTAGCCAATGACAACGGTGAAATGAGGATTGATTTGGATTTCAGTCCTATCTCGGAAATTACTCAAGTTAATGCGACGGTTCAGCGACAAGCTCAGCACACACGAGGTCAAATTCAAGGTGGTGAAGACCTACTGGTGGATAACGCGGTAATTGAAGTGCTCAAGGTAACTCAGGGCGACAAAACGTATCGCCAAGGTATCGATTTCTTGTTTGTGCGTAACCACATCAGTTGGCAACTTGGTGGTGAAGAACCGGCAACAGGAAGCAGTTACGAGGTACTTTATACGTTTCGTAAGCAACTTACGGTTGAGCATGACGAAAAAGGTTTTGTACTCAAACAGCAGCAAAGCGCAAATGAAGCGATTGTCACCAACAGCCTTGTGACGGTGCACTATCGATGGTTAATGCCACGAAAAGACCTCATCGTGCTCACGCCTTCAGGACACATTGAGCGCTTAAAAGGCCTGTCAGTGAAAGAGCAACCGATTGCGCCAAGTGCGCCAAATGGTCACTTACCCTTGGCAGTTGTAACACAAGGTTTTACTCAAGTTGCACCTGAAATCCGCAATGTGGCAATTCAAGCGGTCACCATGGCTGATATGGCTCAAATGCAGTCGCAAATCGCTGATCTCTACCAATTGCTTGCTATCGAGCGATTACGTAATGATGCAAATGCGCAAGATCCCGCAAGTAAATACGGTGTATTCGTTGACCCTTTCCTTGACGATGATATGCGAGATCAGGGGCTGGCTCAGTCTGCAGCGATTGTAAACGGTGAACTTCAGCTTCCGATGACGGTGTCGGTACAAGCACTTGGTAACAATACGTCGCCCATTACGTTGCCATTCGAACTTGAGGATGTATTGGTTCAAGACCGTCAAACGGGTAGTATGAAAATCAATCCATATCAAGCGTTTGCTCCCATTCCTGCCAAAGTAACGCTCACACCGAGTGTCGATCACTGGACAGAAACAACGCAGAAATGGAGCAGTCCGATCACTGCACGTTTCACCCGTGGAAGCGGCCGAGTGCAACGAATTATTGAAGAAGTGAGCGTAGAACGAGTGGGGGTTGCAACACGTTCTGCAGAGTTTTTAAGACCGCGTGATGTGACATTCCGAGTAGAAGGTTTTGGGCCGAATGAAGAACTCGCCGCATTGATTTTCGATGGTACCGATATTATTGAGGGAGCATCAGTATGATTAAAGCTAACCAACAAGGTATTTTAACGGGTCGATTTACTGTACCTTCAGGCGTTCCTGCAGGCAGCAAAGCGGTTCGATTTGTGGGGGCGGGTGGCTCATCGGGCACCGCGAGTTATGTTGGCAGCGGTGATATCAATGTTGAAACGTTGCGCCAAGTTAATGCCATCATTACGGAGCGGTTCGATCCGCTAGCGCAAACTTTCACGCTTGAACAAAGTCGCTTTATTGCGGGTGTCGAACTTTGGTTTAAAGCGCTTGGAACTAAGCCAGTTCAAGTACAGATCCGTGAAGTACAACAAGGTTTTCCAACTCAAACCATCTTGGCTCGTTCAGAGTTACCAGCATCGCAGTTGATTCAAGGTAAAGACGCTACGCTGTTTCAGTTTCCGCCTGTTTTTCTTCAAGCCGCTCAAGAATATGCGTTAGTAATTTTATCGGATGACGCGACTCACAGTGTTGGCATCGCTGAACTTGGTAAGTACGATACCGATAATGGTTGGGTGACCAGTCAACCGTATCAAGTAGGTGTTTTACTGTCATCAAGTAATGCCAGCACCTGGACGGCGCACCAAGATAAAGATCTTTCGTTTAAACTTAAAGCAGCGCGTTTTACAAAGAATGAATCCGTGATGGATTTAGGCGAAGTGGACACCCAACAGGCTACTGATCTGATGACGCTATCGGTGGTTGAGCGACCAACGGCGCAAACCCGTGTAGAGTTCCTGTTTAATGCGGAAGACGCTGCGGTAAAAGACCGAGCTGCTGAAGAATGGCAAGTTATTCCACTGAACAAGCCGATTTCAGGTAAGGTGAAAGTGGCGGCACGACTTAGTGGTACTGCCGAATTGTCGCCTGTTATTTTTTCCGGAACTCAATGCGCCCACGGCCTTCTTGAATCTGAGGGAAGTTACATCACTCGTGCAATTCCCTGTAAAGTCGGTGGTAATTTAACCGTCAGTTATGAAGCTCATCTGCCAAATCAGGCTAAAGTGGAAGCGTACGTTCAACAAGGGGAAGATTGGTTATTGCTCGATTCAAGTCAGAGCCAAAGTGTAGGAGGCGGCTGGTTGCAAATCAATCAACGCAGCGAAGCGCTTTCTAGTCAGCAACTCAGAGTAAAATTGGTGCTTAAAGGTCAAGCAAATGCACGACCACGAGTGAGAAGTTTACGCGTATTCTCTACGTAGGAGATAACATGAGTACCTTTGAATCTACGTCAAATCGAAACTATCCGTTACCCCATAAAGATAACTTGCTGCAGCAGGATGTTCAGCGATTGCGCACGGCGCTTGTCAATGTTGATAGCGACGTGCAAGCCAGTATTGAGTTTAATGATGAGCTGCAGCAACAGCTCTCTCAACTTAAACGCAGGGTGAGACTTAATCAACTATTGGGTGATGACAAAGACTTATCTTTCTAAACGTTGAACGCATGTGATTGCGCCACAGTCTCGTTACGTCGGATTTTTAGAAATATCTTAAAGCGGTCAGGAATGACCTGTTTAAGGTCCAAAAAATCCGTAAACTACACCTAAGCTTGAAAGAGCTTAACACAAACACAGTTATCCCAAGCAGAAGCCAGCATGTTGCTGGCTTTTTTCGTTGTAAATCAACAACGACATTGCAGAATTCCATGCTCCAAGTATCGCGCTTATGAACTGCTTTAATACGTTTGCTTAACGACTGTAGTCTAAGCCGATGCTTTTTTACTCGTGAGATAGCCATGCAAACAACACGTTTATTGGACATGTCCTCGGTACCCGTACCTGACAGTATTTCGTTACTCGATTTCGAGGCGAAAGTGGCGGAACTGAAAACTCAGCTTACCTCGCGGCATCCTGAATATACTGACGTACTGGAGTTTGAGTCTGAGCCCATGACGGCGCTGCTTGAACTTATCGCCTATCAAAGTTTAATGATGGATGCGCGTGTTAATGACGCGGTCCGTGGAACGATGTTAGCGAGTGCACAGGGCCGTGATTTGGATGGTATCGCCGTGCGCTATGGACTCAGTCGAGCAACGGGTGAAACGGATGCTCGTTTTCGTCTGCGAGTTCAGCAAGTTTTTGAGGGGTTAAACACCGCAGGGAGCCTTCAAGCGTATCAGTTTCATGCATTGAATGCGGATCCGTTGGTCAAAGATGTCTATGTTGTAAGCCCAAACCCCTGTGAAATTGCATTGACGATTTTAAGTCATGAAGGGAATGGCGTTCCAACGCAATCGTTACTGGATAAACTGCATGTCTACTTTGGGCTAAGTATTGATGGAAAAACGGCAAGTGCCGTCCCTTCTCATGTTAGGCCTTTGGGGGACAAAGTAATAATTCACGCTGCAAAAACGCGACAATTTGAGGTAAAGGCTCAGATACTGATTGCCTCGGGACCGTCTCAATCAGTGTTGGAAAAGCAGCTGAATGCGGCGATGACCCGATATCTAGCAATTCAGCATGGTTTAGGTAAACCAATAACGATGTTGGGTCTTTATACCGCGTTGAATCATTCGGGCGTCATTAACGCAAAACTAATCGAGCCAACGCAAGATATTTTGACGTCGGCGGATGAAGTACCCGTGTGTTCGAGTATTCACCTAAGCCTAAGTAAAGAAAGCCTATGAAAAGTAGCGACTTCCAAGCGTTGTTACCATCATCTGCTCGCGCTGTTGTGACGACTTTATTGTCGTTGATGCAATCTCCAGAAGTAGAGGGCCGCATTAAGCCGCTGTGGGATCCATTGCAATGTCCAGCGGTGTATTTACCGTGGCTTGCGTGGGCGCTTTCAGTGGATGAGTGGGACGATAGTTGGTCTGACGCCGTAAAACGCGAAGTGATCAATCAAGCCTTTCTAGTGCATCGCTATAAAGGAACACCTGCCGCCATTGAGCAAGCGTTAGCGAGCTTAAATATCGACAGCGAAATTAAAGAGTGGTGGGAGTTACCCGATGGAAAACCGGGCACAGCCACAGTATGGGCACTAATCAATGATAACTTAGGTGACTCACCTGACGGGCTCTTGAGCAAAACCATGCTTGAGCGAGTTTTGCGTATTATTGCAATGGTCAAGCGAGGATCTATTCATGTTGATTTGAAGTTAGGGCTTTCTTTTAAAGAATCAATAGCGTTTTCGGCACTTACAAGCCCAGCGACAGCGTTGATGAATTTGGAAGGGAAGTTGAGCGCGGTGGTGCCTGATGAGAGTGCAACAAGCTTGGCAGTCCAAGGAAATTGCCACAGCACGATTCTTTGTCGAGATCTGTTTACCGATGGTCTCGGCATTGTGCCTGATAGCCTCAGCACAACACTGTACTGTGATGGCCAGTTGAATCAAACACAAATGCACGAATGGGTAAGTCAAGGTGTTGGTATTACGCCAAGTCAACTTGAAGTACAGGCAGGCATGAATTTAATTGCAACACGCTTTCAACTGCAAAGTTTTGAATTTGCAGTTGCCATTTAGTGGTCGGTATTCACGACGAATGCGTTCGCTAAATTCAATCTAAATTGTTAAAGCGGTCAAAATTGACCGTTCTAACAACAAAGAAATCAGTAAGATACACCTAAGCTGAAGAAAAGACAGTAAGTACTATATCCAAGGAAGGGTTCCCGTGAAGCCCACGCATTGACTGCGTGGGCTTTTTATTTAACTGAACAAAAACAGCAATGTAGCTGTAGACAAGGAGCGAAGTATGTCAGCACTTACGCTGCAATTTACTCAAGCAGGTCTGGATGCTCTGCTTAGTGCCAAAGCTCAAGGTTTGCGCGGTCGCATCAGCCACATGGCTTTTGGTGATGCCGCTTATTCTCCAAGTAAAACACAACTGACACTGAAAAGTGAAAAAGAGCGCGTTGCCATTGCCGACAGTGATTACAGCGATGGTGAAAGCAGCAGCCTAAAAATTGCGGGTAAATTTGAAGCCCCTCTCGAATACGCTATTCGAGAAATCGGTGTATACATTGAAAGCAGTGAGCTTGACGCACAAGGTTTGCCTAAGTTGATACTGCTAGGGGTGTATTCCCAACCCAATACAACACTGGGCTATCGCACCCCAGATGTAAAAGTATTGCAGTGGCTCACACTCAGTTTGGCGCAGTTGCCGAGCGACAGCGTTGAAGTCACCCTTGGAGTGGACAACCTAAATCTCATTTTAGATAAGGAATTGGCGGACCTGACGTATGTGCAAGTGCAAACATTGCATCGCCAATTACAGCAAGAAATTCGACTCGTCGCGCTTGAAAAGGCGTTGGCTTAGCAAAATTTAAGGATTAACCATGTCTGAAAGTAATTTACCCATCAGTGAACGGCTCACTCGTGTTGCCACAGCTGCCGATCAACTTACCGCCACAGTGCAAGGGCAACTCGGTAAGATTGATAAGCAGGTTGAAATGGCAAAAGCGGAACTCAATGGCGCGTTGAGAGCGGCTCAAACTCAATTCGATACTTGGCAAAATAGTTTTGTTGAAGTGATCAATGGCTTATCGGTTTACAAGCAAGGCGAGCGAAAAAGTTTCTTTTTTAAGGGGTTGTTGAACCCAGGGGGCTATCGAGCAGATACACAAGGGCCCGATGCCGATTTTCCGCACTGCGCGACGCCACAACCACCTTACTATGTCAATATGCTGGAGTTTGATGTAAGAGGGAAAACCTCTTTTGGTGATTATGGTGACTTTTTCAAAGTAGAATTTTTGATGAACCATCGTGGGATGTTTGCGACGGATGGCTATACCGATCACCTTATTTTTACAGGTACTGCTAATTATGACTCAGTGGCCGGTCAATTAGAAATCCGTAAAATATCACAAGACAATGTACTTAACTTGTTTTTATCGCAACCGAAAGAAATTGAGCAGCGCATTCCGCTCACGAATGCAATGGAAGGTACTATCATTCCTGTTTCATTTCGCGATATCAGCCAAGGTACGGGCAAAGGTATAGCCCGACTCACGTTAGAAGTCGATACGCGATATCACTGCGGTTCTTCTCGAGCGGTAAGTGTACATAGCTTATATACCTCGAATACGGGTAAACCATCGGAAAACCGTATCAGTCTTATTAAACCATCTTGGGAGCAATAAGGATGAGTGAACTGAACTTTGGCTACTCAGAACAATCAGTTGTTAACGAATCTGGCTGGCAACTTATCCGCGCAATTCGCGACGGTTTGTTAAAAGACTCGGACTGGTTGGTAATGAAATATCAGGAACAGGCATCCGACATGCCCGTTGAATTAAAAGAATATCGCCAAGCTCTACGTGATATTCCTCAGCAATTTGACCATATTGAAAAGGTCATTTGGCCAGTTAAACCATCATTCTAACCTCTTCGGGCGTTTCGTCCCTTCATTCTTCTTGGTGCATTTTGCGCCACGCGTTTATACACAGAGTACACCATGAACCAACGTAGCTCCCTTGTACAACACGTACTAGCGCGTCTTACTTCAGGTCTAACGTCGAGTGCCGCAGTTAGTTTACTGTCGCCGTCTGTTGAGCCTGATTTGACTCAAAAAGCGCAATTGCTGGTACACCCCGTTAGTGAACACCAAGCGTCGGATTTGCAGGCAAAAGGAACTGACAAAGGTGTCAGTTATGGGCCTGTGCAAAACAAAAATTTGTATCCAAATCCACTCAATCGTCGTTTGCTGACCTGTCATGTTGAAATTCGGCTCAAGGACGCCGATGGGATGCTCGCGTTTAGTCGGCTGGATACGCTGATAAGTGAATGTGAGGCTCTACTTGATGCGGACGAAACGCCCAACCCTTGGCAGCATTTTATTCCATTGCAGGTTGAGTTTGTGTTTAACGAAGATAGCGCACAAGTCAATGCAAAAGCGTTGTTAGTTTGGCAGTTCTACTACCAAATCGATCCTCCACAGGAAGCGCTATCACCTGCGATTAAAGAAGTGTATCTCGGCCCACAAGGTGAAGAACATTGGCTTATCGCGACGGTAAAGGAGTAGCGCTATGTTGGCAAATGAACATCAAAGTGGTCTTGCAATGAGTGATTTGCAACATCGCCTTTCCAAGTTAATCAATATCGGTAAAGTCGCGGAAGTTGATTACGAAAAGGCACTGGTGCGCGTTAAGTTGGGAGCCTGGACGACAGCTTGGTTGCCTTGGCTACATGCTCAAGCAAATAATGATATTACGTGGCAAGCGCCTGAAGTAGACGAGCAAGTAGTGGTTTTGGCGCCAGGTGGGGACACGGCGCAAGGCGTAGTGCTTGGTAGCCTTTACCAGCAAAACTTTGGCGTAGCTCAAACGGATGTGCCAGTTGAAAAGCGCGAGCATGTCCAGCGCGTAAAATACCAAGATGGTTCCATTATTGAGTATGACAGAGAAAGTCATCGCTATTTAATCGACATTAAAGGCGCTGATGCAACGGTAGACATTATTTCAGCAGGGACGCTGAATATTTTGACTGAAAAGGATATTCGCGTTGAAACCAAAGCTAACGCAAAAGTATTTGCGACGGCAAATGCGGAAGTGACGGTTGATGGCAATGCTGCAGTGAAAGTCGCAGGTGACGTGACCGTTGATGGTACAACGATTAAGTTGAATGGCGGCTCTCCTTGTGTGACGACAGCACACATTTGCCATTTTACAGGCTCACCACATGGTGACGGGTCATCGACAGTCTCAGCGGGGAAATAACATGGCGTTAAGCGCAGGTGCATTAGAGGGTTTAATTAAAGCCGAATTACAGGGGCAAGGATTTAAGCTTGAAGGCGAACACGCGTTTGCTGGAAAGTTGGCGACGGCGATTGCCAATGCGGTCGTGGCGCATGTGACATCGAGCGCACAAGTGCCTGTGGCGAGTCGCTCAAGTGCGGGTATGTACAGTGTTGTCTAAGGAAAGTGAATGATTGGAATGAACGCCAAAACAGGCAAAGCTTTGTCGGGAATTGAACACTTAAAACAAAGTATTCGCGATATCGTCACCACGCCACTGGGTAGCCGAGTTATGCGAAGAGACTACGGATGTGGGCTTTTTGAGCTGGTTGATAGACCGTTTTCACACTCATTAGTGGGCGACATCACCATGTCCATTGCCAACGCACTCGAAAAATGGGAACCCCGCTTTCGGTTAGAAGGCGTTTCCGTTCATCCTGCAGGTGCAGGAAAGTTATCCATCGCAATCAGTGGATTGTATCTCATCAATGGCGAACCGGTACTTATTGAGGGTATTCAAGTTTAGCCATTTTTATTCAACGTAAACACATCAAAAAGCCACGCCATCGCGTGGCTTTTTTCTTAAAAAATAAGACATAACCTAAACAAGGAGATCCTTATGTCGCAATTTCTACACGGTGTAGAAGTCATTGAGGCGCAATCTGGTACGCGTCCTATCAAAACCGTTAAAAGTTCAGTAATCGGTCTGATTGGTACTGCGCCTTTTGCCGATGCGGAAGCGTTTCCGCTTAATACACCAGTGCTAGTGGCTGGTAAACGAGCTGAAGCGGCTAAGTTGGTTGACCCAGAAAATGCAGATTTCAAAGCATTACTGGCTGCAAAACAGGATGCTGAGATTGCTAAAGAAGTCGCAGCACAAGAAGCAGCGCAAAAGCGCACATTGAGTGATGATGAAAAGAAAGACATTGACACGAAACTTCGTAAAACGATTACGACAGTTCCGTTCGTTAAACAAGGTACGTTACCAGCTGCTATCGATGGCATTTTCGACCAAGCTGGTGCTGCGATTGTGGTCGTTCGTGTAGCTGATAACGCCGACGAAGGCGTAGTAATGAGTAGCATGGCCGCGGGCGTAGACAGTGAAGGCGCCTATACGGGTGTTGCTGCATTCTTAGGTGCAGAATCTATTCTGGGTGTTACGCCACGTATCCTGGTAGCGCCGGGTTATTCGCATCAACGTCCAAATGGTAACAAGAACGCTGTGATTTCGGACATGGTTGGTGTTGCGGAGCGTCTACGTGCGGTGATCATTGCAGACGGTCCTTCAACAACAGATGAAGAAGCAAAAGCATACCGTAAAGATTTTGGTTCACGTCGTGTGTTTGTTGTCGACCCTGCGGTAAAAGTATTCCGTGACGGTGAAGCCGTTGTTGAACCTTCAAGTTCACGCGTTGCAGGTATGATTGCCAAATCAGACAACGACCGTGGTTTCTGGTGGAGCCCAAGCAACACTAACATGAACGGTATTGTTGCAACTGAGCGCGCTATTGACTTCCAGCTAGGCGATGTAAATGCTCGTGCTAACCTGCTGAATGAAAAAGAAGTGGCAACGATTATCCGTCAAAACGGCTTTAAATTATGGGGTAACCGTACGTGTTCAGATGACCCGAAATGGGCATTCCTATCTGTTGTTCGTACCGCGGATATGATCAACGATTCGTTGCTTCGTGCTCACATGTGGGCAGTTGACCGCAACATCACGAAAACATACATCGAAGATGTGACACAAAGCGTTCAATCATATTTAGACAGCTTAAAAGCGCAAGGCGCTATTTTAGGTGGTCAAATTTGGGCTGACGCAGATCTAAATACACCTGCAAATATTCAAGCAGGCAAAGTGTACTTTAGCTTCGACTTTACACCTCCAACACCTGCTGAACACATCACGTTCAAGAGCATTCTAACAAACAACTACCTTGAGGAAATCGTATAATGGCCATCTCTCCTAAAATTCTTAAAAAATTCAAGCTGTTCGTTGATGGTAAAGGTTACTTAGGTATTGCGGATGAAATCACGTTACCAAAAGTGACGGTAAAAACACGCGAAGTTACTTCTGGCTTCCAAGCGCCGATTGAACTCGATGTAGGTCAGCTTGAGAAGCTTGAAGGCACTATCACTTTGCTTGAATACAATGCTGACATGATGAAACTACTGGGCGATTGGAGCGGCGCAACAACGCCACTTACGGCACGTGGTGCAATTCAAGCACAAGGTGAGCAACCAGTCGCTGTTGTCGTTACACTAGAAGGCTTTTTTAAAGAAGTGGACATGGGTAACTGGAAAGATGGCGAAGAAGCGAAGCTAACACTGCAATACGCAGTTCAAAAATACAAGCTGCAAATTGGTCAGGACGTTATTTACGAAATCGACCTATATAACGACACGCGTGTTATTAACGGCAAAGACCATATGGCAGCACTTCGCGCAGCGATTGGAGCATAATTCATGACTGAAATCATTAAACTGGCATTTCCATTTAAGGTCGATGGGCATGAGTATGCCGAACTGACAATGAGACGACCAAAAGTACGTGATCGTTTGATGGTGGATAAAGTGGATTTAAGTGAATCTGAAAGCGAAATCCGCTACTTCTCAAATCTTTGTGAAGTATCGCCTGATGTTATCGAAGAATTAGACTGGAGCGACTTTGTTAAATTACGCGAGCAACTCCAGGCTTTTCTCGTATCCCGCCAGGCCGTTTAAAAGCCATGGTGATCGCCCTGGCTAAATACACCGGGTGGGGACTTGATGAACTGACGTCATTAACCGAATCAGAACTGCATAGCTGGTTCGAAGCTGCCGTCGAGTTCAAACATGCGACTGAGGCGGGTTAAAGCGCCTTACGGTCAGGCTACCTTGGCCTGACCGTTCCTCCCTTTTTGTTTTTCATTTCAGAATAACCCTGCATTCCTAGGTATCGCTATGACTCAACAGGACCCATCAGCACTCTCTGTTGCACGCAACAAAGTCAAAGATGTACTGCCAGCACAGCCCGCTCACGCGCAAATCACCGCACAACTTGGCGGACTAATTTCGCAGTTACTAAATAATCAAACTAAACAAAATCAAAATATTAACGTCTTTGTGAACGCAATGTTGACTCAGCAAAGTCAATTAAGTCAGCTCATGAAGACACTACCCGCTTCGCTGTCTATGCAGCAGGCATCGGTTTCGATGAGCACACCGGATTTAGGGAACTCAGCGACTACATCAACGGCTGATTCGACCGTTGCAAGTTTAAGTGGAACGGCAGAAAAGCGTGAAGGGACTTCAAGCATCGAAATGAATGCGAACAGTCCAGAGGTATCTGTATCAACAGAACTGAATACCTTGCAAAAGCAAATTCCTGAAGTCATTAACAACATCGACCTAAACGCGGTCAATCAGTTGATTGCACAGCAAATTCCGGCGCTTTCACAATTAGATTTAGCCGCTTCATTAAAGCCGGATTTAACACAAATAACGGACGCTTTGCCCAATTTACTGCGTGCAATCGGCCTGCCTGAAATGGCCGCGACACTGAATGAGTCGTTGCCTGCACTCAGGCAATTAGATGGCGAAGCGTTGCTCGCGGGTGACATTCAACAGCTGCTTCAAGTCAGTCCTGAATTATTCAATGCAGTAGGACTGTCTGCAGCTGCGAATGCCATGACACAAGCATTACCAGCGCTTCAGCAGCTAGACGGACACACGCTTTTGTCCTCAGATTTATCGGAGCTATTAAATGTAAGCCCTCGAGTGCTCGAGGCTATCGGCTTAGAGAGCAGCGCCGATGTGTTACAAAAAGCGATTCCAATACTTACACAATTGGACATGCCGGCGCTGGCGGATGGTCAATTAGGGTCGTTACTTGATGCGGCTCCTGAAGTATTACGAGCGCTAGAATTGGAGCAAAGTGCAGACAAGTTGAGTGCGGCGCTACCGGCATTAAAGCAATTGGATCTCAAAGGCATTGTGTCAGGAGATGTGTCTAGTTTAATGCAAGCCGCGCCCCAATTGCTCAGTGCATTGGAGTTTGATGAAGCGGCGAATACGCTGAATCAGTCACTTCCGGCATTGCAAAAACTAGATCCTGAGGCACTACTCAAAGGTGATTTAAAGAGTTTGCTTGATGCCGCCCCCGAGTTGTTGTCAGCATTCGGTTTACAGGATGCTGCGGGACTTATTGAACGTCATGCGGGTGAGCTCAGCAAGATCGATGTGAAAGGGTTAATGGCCGGTGACTTGTCATCTTTGCGCCATGCGCTACCAAGTCTGTTTGATGGTTTGAGCCAAGGTCTAGGCCTTGAAGGGATAAGTGCCGATCTCGGCGATGCTGTTGCAACGTTGCTTGAGAGCAACGATAAAACAGTTAAAAATGCAAAAGGCCAAAAAGCTTCGGCACGCAAGAAAGCCAAGTCGCGCCAAGCTAAAAAAGTGAAGGGTCATCACACAGAAGAGCCTGATAATAACACCTCTGTGGCTGAGTTAAGGGATACCTCAACACGCAGAGAAAACGACTCCAGACCAAGTCGAAAGCCTATCTCGCGTAAAAAGCGTCCAAGCCCAAAACACCGTAAAGGAAAAGCTGGGGCCATGATGCAAGTTGCTGGCAGCGTGATGGACATCATGCAACTTGGAGGGCTGTTCAGCGCAGATGATAGCGACGCATCATCGGCCTCTCTTGGAAGTGTATTTGCGGATTTAGGTGAATCCGTTCCATCAGTCGAAAATAATTCAACCAGCACGAAAAGGACGAAAAAAGGCGGCGCCGTAAGTAAAACAGCAAAAAACGCCAAAGGCCAAAAGCTCGGTAGCAAGACAAAACTTGGAAAAGGCGCAGCGAAAGGCAGTTGGTTGAAAGGGTTGGGGAAAAGCCCTGTCGCAAAGGTGTTAGGTAAAGCTTCTGGTCCATTAAATGCCATCCTCGGTGCCGCGGATATTGCAGCAACACTTAACGATGACAGTTTGACCAAGGCGGAAAAAGCTCAACAGATTGGCGCATCCGCTGGGGGCATGGGTGGTGCAATGGCTGGCGCTGCTGCGGGAGCTGCAATTGGTTCAATTATACCCGGAGTCGGCACGTTAATCGGCGGAGCTGTGGGTGGTATTATCGGCTCCTTTGGTGGCGAATCGCTTGGCGGTTGGTTAGGCGGCATGCTAGGTGGTGACGACACTGAACAATCTGAAGCTAAGCAGGCGGAGAGTCGCCTCGACCCATCTTCTACGAACGAATCATCAGGGCTTGCTGCTCTTTCTGAGCCGCAAACGACAGACTTGCCACCAATCAGCGCGGCGGTACCTAATTCGCTGTCCGTCATGGCTAACAATCGGGGGCTATCTAGAAAAAGCAAACGCAACGCAGCAAGCAAAAAAGCACCAGCCGGCAACAAAGTACCTACTAAATCTAAAGCCGTATCGAAGGCCAACTCCGCGAACAAAGCAAAATTAGGGCAAGGTGCTCAGGCTGCCAAGGGCGAAAACGCTGGACAAGGCCAAAATAAGTCGGGTTCTTTTGCCAGTGGATTGCTGTCAATCGCGGGGAAAGCACTACCAGGTGTGAGTGCAATTGGCGCAGGGTGGCTTGGCAGCGTGTTGTCTCCAGAATCTAAAACGGTAACGAAAGCCAACTCCGCGAATGAAGCCAAATTAGGGCAAAGCGCTCAGGCTGCCAATGGCGAAAACGCTGCACAAGGCCAAAATAAATCGGGTTCTTTTGCCAGTGGATTGCTTTCAATCGCGGGGAAAGCATTACCTGGTGCTAGTGCAATTGGTGCAGGGTGGCTTGGCAGTGTGTTGTCACCAGATGGAACTACGGCTGGTACTGAAGAGGGAGCTTCAACAGATAGTGGCCCTTTATCGTTCATCAAAAACCAAGCGATAAATCCGTTTAATGCTGTTGCCAGCACGATGTCTGTTTTGGCAAATCAACGTGGAAACATAAAAAGCCCAATACATGCGATTGCAAAAGCAGGCAGTTGGGCAGGTGATGCGTTGAATTGGCATACCGCGTTTAGTGCAGCGAACGACGATTCGTTGTCTACATCGGAAAAAGCGGGTGCAGTGAGTAGCACATTGGGTGGTATGTATGCTGGAAAGGCGGCGGAAGGTTTACTCGGCAAGAGCAAAAGTCCAGTTCTACAAGCATTAGCTCCTGCTGCGGGATTTCTAGCAAATGGTGTGGTTGGCGGTGGTATAAAGGCACTTTTCGGCTTAGGTAAAAAAGATGAGCCTGAATTAAGCTCGAATTCTACGGAATCACCTTCCTCACTTTCACCTGAAGCGCTGACAGAGACCAGTACAAGTAAAGAGGCTCTCTCCAATGCTCGTGGATCATCGACATCAGCTCAAACGAACCAAGTGACAGTGAATGCCAATATTACCGTCAATGCTGGACCTAATGCGCAAGCACAGGACATCGCTATCCAAATCAAGCAAATCTTAGAGCAGCAACAGCAGCGCGCAATGAAAGACGTTCAGGCGCGTTATTACAATTCCGTGGCGTAGGGTTTCTGCGCCCGATGCAATCCATCACAAATTTTTTGAGGTAACACGATGGCAAAAGTGAGCCACGCCAATTACATGATGCAATTGGGGAGCTACAAATTCTCAGTGAGCAGTGCCGCATTTCATAAGTTGAAGTATGACAGTGAATATCGTTGGGAAACGCTCTCTGCGCCGACGGACAAAAACAGTCCCGTGATGCAATTCAATGGTGTCGGTGAGCAGTCACTAAATTTAGAGGGCACGATTTACCCACAGCTGGTAAGTAACGGCCTAAAGCAAATGGACTTAATGCGTGAAGAGGCGGCAAAGGGTGAACCGTTGTTGCTAGGGTACGTGGAAGAAAGCGGTAATACCAGTCCGAGCGTGGGGCGCGTGATGGGTAAGTGGGTGATTTGCTCAATCGGTGAGGAACGTACGTTGTTTTTTAACGATGGTATTCCACGTGAAATTAATTTCACCATGACGCTAAAGCGCTACGACGAACGAAAGCAGTCTAAGTAGGAGTAAGTATGAACGGAGTACATTACGTGACACGTGACGGCGACGTACTGGATTTGATCTGCTGGCGACACTACGGACGTACGGCGGGGATTGTCGAAAAAGTATTAGAGGCTAATTATGGTTTAGCGGCACTCGGGCCAATTTACCCTGAGCAAGTGACGATTTTTTTGCCTGAATTACCCAAACCAAAAACCAAACAGGTTATCAATATTTGGGATTAATACATGGATTTACAACCACATTTTTCCATTACCGCAAATGGTAATGAAATTGCAGAGTCGCTAAGGGAACGTATTGTCGAAGTAGTGGTGACCGAACGGACAGGGCTTTTGAGTGATACTTGCTATATCAAGTTTGACAACCTCGGCAAAGCCCCTATTCAGTTACCAAAACAAGGCGATAAAGTTGAAATCGCGGTTGGCTATAAGCAAGGCTCCGAAGATGGCAATGCGCCGCTTAAACCGCTCGGCTTTTTTGAAATTGGTGAGTTTAACTTAAATGGACCACTTCGATCACTTGAGTTATTTGGTAATAAAGTCCTTTGGCATAAAGGGTTCAAAACGCCGAAACAACGTTCTTGGCCAGAGACGCCTGAACCACCACAAAAACTTAAAGATTTAATTGGAAAAATTGCAGGCGAGTATGGTCTAGAGGCAAAGGTAGCGCCTGAGTTTGAGAGTACCACGCTTGCGCAAATAGAGCAGTCTGAAAGTGATATGCAGTTGTTGTCAAAACTCGCCGATCAATTTGATGCCGTCATGAAAATCACCAACGATAAGTTGGTCTTTATGCCAAAAGGCACGGGTAAATCGTTAAGTGGCAAAGATCTCGACAAAATTGAACTCGATAATTCTGAACTGCTGAATTGGTGCCTAAATCGCAGCTTCTACAAACAAGTCGGAGAAGTGTCTGCCTATTACCATGACTTAAACACCGCAGAGCGAGTCGAAGTAAAAAGTGGTAGTGGTGTACCGGCGTTGGTTCTACCTTATCTTTTTGCGGATGAAGCGAGCGCGCTTGCGGCAACAAAAAGTAAATCAGTGTCGCTGACTCGCAGTTTCAATACCTTGAAATTAACCGTGATTGGCCATTCTGGCATATCGGCTGGGCATGCGATTAGTGTTGCAAATACAGATACTGAGGCCGATGGCGATTGGTACGTGAGTGCGGTGACTCATTGTATCGACCAACAAGGTTTTCGCAGCCATCTCGTTTGTGAATCGTTAAGTTAA